GATCTAGCTTTACTAACAGGAGCAACTGTTATTAACGAAGATCTTGGCGATGATATGGATTTAATCCAACCAGAACTTCTAGGTAATTGTATTAGATCAGTAACAACTGAAAAAGATACTATTATACAGGTCGAGGATTCATCAGAAGAGATTCTAGAGATCATAGAGCAAATTAAAGAAGATTTATCAACTACACAGAACCCAGGAGCGGTAATACGCTTAGAAAAGAGATTAGCTAGATTATCAGCTAAAATTGCAGTGGTTAAAGTTGGTGCTAATTCTGATATAGAGTTAAAAGAAAAAACAGATCGAGTAGAAGATGCTATATGTGCTACTAAGGCTGCGATTAAAGAAGGTATTGTTCCAGGAGGTGGAATTGCGCTATTAAACGCTTCACAAAACATAGTTGCTAAGTCAGCTGGGGAAGAAGTGTTACTAGAAGCAATTAGAGCACCTTTTAAGACAATATTAGATAACGCTGGTATATTAGAATATGAATTACCAAAGAGTAAAGGTAGAGGTCTTAATGTGGTTACAGGTAATATGGTAAATATGATTAAGCAAGGAATTATAGATCCTCTATTAGTTACTAAAAGTGCACTTCGTAACGCAGCTTCCGTAGCTACAACGATTTTATCAACTGATTGTGTAATCAATAATTTGAGAATCGATGAAAGCAATAGGTAACAATATAATAATTATACCTGAAAAGGTTGTAGGAGATAAAACTAAAGGTGGATTACTTTTAGTTAAAAAAGATAGAGAAGATATAAGATATATTAAAGCTGTCATTCATTCTGTTAGTGATGAAATTCAAGCTTTAAAAAAAGGCGATATAATCTATTACGATAAACACGCTGGACATATAATAGAATTTGATAAAGAGCAATATACTGTAATTAAAGTACAGGATATTGTAGTTGTTTTGTGAGAAAATTAGAGGCTAGTGACATTAGGGACTTAAACCTACTTAAGCACTATCGGATAATTAGAAGATGGGCTTGTAGAAATAATAAGCTTAACGATGCTGATTTAGAGTTACTTATATACTTTGATTGCATGGGAATGTTCACTAAACAAGATTTTAAAATCGGTACATACGCTTACAGTTGGGATAACAGACGCTGGAACAAGTTGATTAAAGACGGTTGGGTAGTAGTTTATAGAAACTACAATAGGACAACACAAAAATATAACATCTACAAAGTTTCATTAAAGTGTAAACAACTAATAGCAAGAATGTATCGTATTATGCTTGGTGATGAAGATATCCCAACTAGCTCAAGAAATAGTATAATGCTGGGTAAAACTTACACAGATAAAGTTTTAATAACAGCAATAAAAAACGTAAACAACGACAAAAATAGATAATATGAAATCAAAATCCCCATTCGCAATGAAATCTCCACTTTTGGCTTACAAGTCAGATATGAGAGGTAACTACGCTAATCCTAAGTATGTTAAAGAAGAGATAGTTGGTGTTAAAATTGGTGAAGCTTTAACTAAAGCGGGAACTGACATATTCAGCGGACTTACTACTAAGCCTAAAAGCGAAAGTGGTGATGGTGGTGGTAGCGGAGGTGATGTAATTAACAATATACATGTTAATGGCTCAAATGGAGGATCAGGATCTAATACAGACGGAGGATCAGGATCTAACGTTCATAAGGGTAGTGATACAGACATAACGACAACTACTAAAAATATACTTGGAAGTAATCAAGGTAATACAGGTAATAGCTATGCGAAGAGTTACAGTGGGTTAGCTAAAGACGAAGGGGGTAATGCTAAAGCTACAGGTGATTTTAAGGGTGGTAATTTAACTGACTGGACTAATTACGTTAAAGATTATAACAGTAAAAAAAATTCAACAACCGAAACAACTAGAAATGAAGTTAAAACAACATGGACAATGAATGATAGAGGAGAGAAAATAACTGATAGTCCAGCTACAATGAAAGGTTCGCCAGTAAAACATAATGCTGGAGCTGTTGGATCAATTGGAAATGCAGGTATTTTTGGTGGCGGAATGGCGGGTATTGCTCAACGAATTGATCGATTGAAGTCTCAGCAAGGAGCAGCTAAAAGCCAACAAAGTGGCAGTGGATTTTTTGGCACTATAGCGCAAGCAGCTAAAAGCCAAGGTGGATCAGTGGTTGGATCAATTGGTCAACAAATGGGTAATCAAGCTCAGCAAAGAGCAGCTGATGCAGGTGGATCTACTGGTGTAGACCCGTTTTTACCTCCACCAAATCAAGTTGCTGAAACTGGATCGTATGGCGGTGGCGGAGACAGAATACTTGAAATGGATTCAAATCCAGTTGGTAATCAGTCAATTGGTAGAAATACCGACATAACTTCTCAATTATTTGGAAGCGGTCAAAGAGCGTCTATGCTAGCTATGAAAGGTACTCCTTTACATCATGATAGTGAAAAACAAGCTCATACGCATCCTAGTAAAACAACTACTAAGATGAAGCCAGATGGAGAGTATCCTGGAGCTAGATATGTAAAAGGAGATCTTGTTGATCAAGATGACTTACTAGATAAAACAGAATTAGATGTACATATTGCTACACAAGTTCAGTCTGACAAAAAAGGATCTTTTATTAAAGAAATGCCAGACTCAGGACCAGGAAGTAATATAGAAACAGATAGAGGTTTTGGTAAAAAAATACGACTTGAAAGTATGGGCAGATCTAGTTACACGTCAAACATGAAAGATCAATTAGATCCTCATGATTTTTTATTCAAAAATACACCTAAAAACAACAAAAAACAATAAATTATGCACAACGATAAAGCACATCAAAAAGCAGCTAAAGGATCTAGTGGAGTAGTTGGTGAATCTCATATATGGGATGGACCACTAAGCCAAGAAGGAAGACTACACGGACAAGGATCAAGTTCAGGTATTACAGGTATGGAGGTTTTAAAAGCTCGAACAATGTACAGATCTGGACCTATTACTCAATCGGCTAAAGGAAAATAAAAATGGCTACAGGAGATATTAAACTGCTAGCAGCCAACGCATTAACATTAGCGATAAGCATGACGCATATAGAGGTAACCTTAAAAGTTATTCTGTTACTTATAAGTATCGGATACACAGTAACCAAGTGGGTAAAACTTAAAGAAAAGAAGTAATAATTATAACATGGGATACGCACAACCAGGATCGCCTTTTTTAAAAGTAAGAAAAACAACTAAAGGTAAAGGTAGAAACTTTAGAACTACAGAAGAGGGCGCCGGTATGACAAGTGCTGGTGTTAGTAAATATAAAAAAGAAAATCCAGGTAGTAAATTAAAGACTGCTGTAACTGGAGATGTAAAACCAGGAAGCAAAGACGCTAAACGTCGTAAATCTTTCTGCGCTAGATCAAAAGGTTGGACCGGTGAAAGAGGTAAAGCCGCTAGAAGAAGATGGAAATGCTAAACAAACATAAATACTAAAACAATGGAAAAAGGACACTTCGGAGGATATACCGGAAATGCAAGACACTCAAGAAAAGAAGAAATGATTCACGATCGTGAATTAATATATGATGCTAAAAAACAATTACATCACGCGGACCAGGATTACAAACACGATTCACCAGCACGAATGAATGCTGATTTAAAATATGATCCAGTAAACGATAGAGCAAATTCTCCAATGTTTAATTTAAATAAAGGATATACTCCATTGCGTCGAGTTGCTGATGTATTTGACAAGAATACTAATTTGACAAGTAATCAAAATCCAGGAGGTAGTGGTGGAAGCGATAGCAGTTACACACCACCTCACCCTGACGCAAGGGAAATAGCAACTGGTAAAACAACAACCACAACATTAACACCTAAACCCTCAACAGACCCAACCGCAAAGCTTGGCCCTGGTGAATCAACTAAAGAAGCTAGTCGTAACCTTTCTCGTAAAAGAGGTAAACAAGCTAGAACCGAAGCTAAATTAGCAAGAGCCGAGGCGGGAAGCAAAAAAGCTGGACGAATTAAAGGCAAACTAGCTAAAACAAACAGTCAAATTGGACATTTAGAATCCAAAATTAAAAACGCTGAAACTCCAAAAGGCTCAGGCGGTTCAGGCGGTTCAGGCACAACTAGATCATCAGGATCAAGAGTTACTAATAACATCTATGTTGGCAGTGCGGCAAAGATGAATGGTAGTCCACTTGATAACGTTGCTTGTAAGTATACTAAAAGAAAATAAAAAAAATTTACAACTAAGTAAATAATATAAACAAAAACCCTAAAAAACAAATGGCTTATTTACATTTAAAATTTACAGACAAATTTTCAGGAACTCCAGCTGCTTACAAGTATGATGGTGCTACTTTTAACCTAGATCAAGTGGTTAATATATCTATGCCTGGTTCAAATCAATACATTAGGATCAACATGCAGGATCATTACTTTGAAATTCAAACAGACACTAGTGATAATGCTAAAGCAGCTGCCGCATGGGCAAAACTTAACGAGATTAATGACGCTATTTGTGCGAATCCTGGAGGTGATAAGATAACTATTAATTGCGAAAGCGTAGCCACCTATTTCGATGATGTAGCTAAGCCTTACCCAACAGTATAATGGATAGGTCAAAAGGTTTCGGCGACAGCGTAGAGAAATTTACAGAAGCAACTGGAATCAAAACTATTGTTGACAAAGTATCACAGGGATTAAATATTCCCTGTGGTTGTCAACAAAGAAAAGAAACTTTAAATAAAGTTTTTCCTTACAAACAATAATTTATGGGCTTTATAATGAAAGGTGCGCCTTATGCTACTGACAACACTCCTATTTACAATGTAGATATGGAAGATGGCGTATTGGGTAAAGCTAATAACAATGGTAGTATTACTTTAAATAGTAAACTAAAAGATCCTAAGCAGATAGACGACGTCATAGAGCACGAGAAAGTGCATTTAGATCAAATGAAACGTGGCGATTTAGATTATGATGACGACAACGTCTACTGGAAAGGTAAAAAATACTCAAGAGCTTCAATGAAAGAAGGTGCTAAAAACCTTCCTTGGGAAAAAGAAGCATACACTAAAACTAAAAAATAATGTGGAAAGTACTACTAGGTCTTTTAAAAGGAGGTGAAGGTAGGAAGTCTGTAGCTGGAGGTTTAGCTTGGGAAATAAGAGAAGCAATTAAAGGGAAAGAATTAGATCCTGAAAAATTAATAGAACTTCAAACCAAAATAAATCTAGCTGAAGCTTCACATCGAACATTGTTTGTTGCCGGATGGAGACCTTTTATAGGTTGGATATGTGGTTTTGCATTAGCTTACAATTTTGTTATACGTGATTTATTTATATGGATAACAAAAACAACAGACGCACCACCACCATTACAAATGGAACACTTAATGACAGTGCTGCTAGGAATGCTCGGGCTTGGCGGACTAAGAACATACGAGAAAATAAAAGATAAAGTAAAATAATTAAATTAAATTAAATGAAAAAAGTAGAAAGTAAAGAAGTAAGTAAAATTACAGACGAGCAATTAGAAGTAATTACAAAGCACCAAAAAGATTTAAACAAGTCTCTAACTAACATTGGTTTTTTAGAAACTCAAAAACATAGCTTACTACACGAGTATGCTGGTATTGTTGACGATATTGAAAAGTATAAAAAAGAACTAGAAGATATCTATGGTGCTATCAATATAAATATTGAAGATGGTACTTTTACTGAGATTGAAAAAGAGTAATGACTAGTAACATTATAAGAAAAATAAGTATAGGTTCTGATTATAAGAACGAAGCTATGCATTATGCTGTAGGTCAACAGGTTTACGGCGGTCACACTATTTCTGATATATTATTTCAGGATAGGGACGACTCTTATAATATATATATAAAAAAGCACGATGAAATTCTTCCTTGGAAGAAGTTTAATAGCAACATGGCAATATCTGTTGAATACGATTTAGAGTATTAATGAACAGTGTTTACCAATTCATAATTAAACCTATAGGCAAAAGATACAATAACGAGTTAAGTATTGGTGATAAAAAGCTGATAATTAACTCTAGTATCTCTAGTCATAAGTTTGTTAACAGAGAAGCGGAGATAATTGCCGTGCCTTTAGCGTTTGAAACAGAACTCAAGAAAGGTGATAAAGTTATAGTGCATCACAATATATTTAGAAGATACTACAATCAAAAAGGTAAATCTGTAAACAGTGGAAAATACTTCAAAGATGATATGTATTTTGCATCTGAAGATCAGATGTACATGAAAAAAGTAGGTGACAGCTGGAAGACATTGAAAGAGTATTGCTTCATTAAGCCAGTTGTTAATAAGAATGGTTCTAACTTAAGTAAGCTAAAAGAATGCGTTGGTATAGTAAAATATGGAAACAGCGTCTTAGAAGCTCTTAAAATGAATGAAGGTGATTTGGTTGGATTTAAGAAAAACAGAGAGTTTGAGTTTTTAATTGATGACCAAGTTTTATATTGCATGGAACCTAATGACATTTTAATTAAATATGAAAATAAAGGAAACGAAACTGAATATAATCCAAGCTGGGCAAATAGCAGTTGAAGAACTTATAAAGGTAGCGAAAGAAAAGATCGTAGACTCAGAAGATGATATCTCTGCTGACAGACTTAAAAACGCTGCTGCTACTAAAAAATTAGCTATATTTGATGCTTTTGAGATTTTATCTAGAATAGAAGAAGAAGAAAATATAATAAACGAAAAACCAACAGAAAAGAAAGTAGAAACTTTCAAAGGTTTTGCAGAAGGAAGATCTAAGTAATGTACGAACAAAGCTTATATCACGTGGTAGAAGATCACATAAAGCCTAAAGTTATTAATAGACTTAATAGGCTTAAAAAATGGAAATACGGTTACGACAAAGAACATGATGTTGTTGTAATCAGTAAAACAGGGCAAATAGGAGAAATATATAGCATACAAAACTTATTAATAGCTTTGCCACTAGCTGAAGATGTTTATAAGTGTTCTAAAAAAATAACAGAGCAGCGATGGAATGTTTTAGATTATCCAGCTGAATTAAAAAGAATTAACACGGTATACGATTGGAATCAAAAGCCTGTAGCATTTAAAGAAAAGCACTATGACTATATTAACAAAGAGTTTGTCAGGCGTGAAGAAGGTTATTGGTACTATAACAAAGGTGTCGCTACTTACGTTACTGGTTCTCACTACATGTACCTGCAGTGGACTAAGATTGACGTGGGGCACGCAGACTTTAGAGAATCAAATAGATTATTCTATATATTCTGGGAGGCTTGCAAGGCAGATTCAAGATGCTACGGATTGTGCTACCTTAAGAATAGACGCTCAGGCTTCTCTTTCATGGCTTCATCGGACACCGTTAACCAGGCAACAATATCACGAGATGCAAGGTTTGGTATCCTTAGTAAATCAGGAGCTGATGCGAAAAAGATGTTTACCGATAAGGTGGTACCCATCTCAATCAACTATCCTTTCTTTTTCAAACCAATACAGGACGGAATGGAACGTCCCAAGACGGAGCTATCGTACAAAGTCCCGTCGAAGAGACTCACTCGCAATTCCATTAAGGAGACAACCGAGGATCTCCAGGCAGGTCTTGACACCACGATCGACTGGAAGAACACAGGGGACAACTCGTATGATGGAGAGAAACTCAAACTCCTCGTCCACGATGAATCGGGTAAATGGGAGAGACCGGACAACATCCTCAACAACTGGCGTGTCACGAAAACAACATTAAGATTAGGTAGAAGAATCGTCGGTAAATGTATGATGGGTTCTACTTCAAACGCATTAGATAAAGGTGGAGAAAACTTTAAAAAGCTATACGAAGCTTCGGATGTCAACAAAAGAAACCGCAACGGTCAGACTAGCTCAGGACTATATAGTTTGTTCGTACCTATGGAATGGAACTACGAAGGATACATTGATTCTTATGGATTACCTGTATTCGACACTCCAAAAAAACCAATCAAAGGTATTGATGGAGAAGACATCGACATCGGTGTAATATCGCATTGGGAAAACGAAGTTGATGGTTTAAAGGACGATCAAGATGGTTTAAATGAATACTATCGTCAGTTTCCAAGAACAGAGAAACACGCTTTCAGAGACGAAGCTAAGGAATCTTTGTTTAATTTGACTAAAATATACGAGCAAATAGACTATAATGAAGATCTTCGTAATACTAATGTAGTTACACAGGGTAATTTTCAATGGGAAGGTGGGATTAAAGATACTAGGGTAATGTTTGTACCTAGTAAAAACGGCAGATTTCTAGTTAGTTGGGTTCCTCCAGTTGCACTACAGAATAGATACAATATAAAAAACAATATAAAATATCCAGGAAATGAACACTGTGGAGCATTTGGATGTGATAGTTATGATATATCTGGTACTGTTGATGGTAAAGGTTCTAAAGGATCTTTGCATGGATTAACTAAGTTTTCTATGGAAGATGTACCACCAAACTTATTTTTTTTAGAATACATATCAAGACCGCAAACTGCTGATATATTTTTTGAAGACGTTTTAATGGCTTTGGTATTCTATGGTATGCCTATATTAGCAGAGAACAATAAGCCTAGATTATTGTATTATATAAAAAGAAGAGGTTATAGAGGTTATTCTATGAATAGACCTGACAGGGTTATGCATAAATTATCAGTAACAGAAAGAGAAATAGGTGGTATACCTAATTCAAGTGAAGATATAAAACAAGCTCATGCAGCTGCTATTGAGGATTATATAGAAAACCACGTAGGATTAAAAACAGACGGATACGGTGACACATATTTTCAAAGGACCTTAGAAGACTGGGCTAAGTTTAATATAAATAACAGAACAAAACACGATGCTTCAATAAGCTCTGGTTTAGCTATAATGGCATGTAATAAACATAGATATTCACCTGTAGCAAAAAGAACAATCTCTAAAGTGTCTTTAGGATTTAGAAAATATAATAATACAGGTGCAAATTCAAAAATAATATAAATAAATGGTCTATACTAACAATAACAGCATCTTTCCAGATCAGGTGGTACCTGAAGAAGAAAAGAAATCATTTGAATATGGTTTAGCTGTTGGAAACGCTATTGAACAAGAGTGGTTTAGAAATAACAGTGGACAGAATAG